CCGATGATGCACGACGTGCGCGTTGAATATACGCGCCCCGATGGACGCGTTAAGCTGGAGGCTGTGCCGCCCGAGGAGCTGCTAATCTCCCGCGAGGCCAAATCTATCGCGGAAGCAGATTACGTCGCCCACAGGCGCATTGTGACAGTCTCAGAGCTGGTTGCGATGGGATATGACTACGACGAGGTCGCCAGCATGTCATCCGCGTATGACGACATGAACACCAACGTCGAGCGTTACACGCGCAACCCCGCGCTGACCAACGAGATGAACGAGCGCAACGATCCGGCGATGCGTAAGGTGCTGTACGTCGAAAACTATATCCGCGTTGATTATGACGGCGACGGCATCGCGGAGCTGCGCAAAATCTGCACGGCGGGCGACGGCAACAAGATACTGAACAACGAGCCGATTGACATGGCCCCCTTCGCCACGTTCTGCCCAGACCCAGAGCCGCACGACTTCTTCGGCATCAGCGTCGCGGATACCGTCATGGACATCCAGCGGATCAAGTCTGTCATCATGCGTAACACGCTGGACAGCTTGGCCATGTCCATACACCCCCGCGTGGCTGTCACAGAGGGCATGGTTAATTTAGATGACGTTATGAACACAGAGGTCGGCAGCATCATCCGCCAGCGCCAAGCCGGTCAGGTGCAGCCGCTGTCGATGCCATTTGTTGGCCGCGAGGCGTTCCCCGTTCTGCAATATATGGATCAGGTCAAAGAGGCCCGCACAGGCATCTCAAAGGCGTCTCAGGGGCTAGACGCCAACGTGTTGCAGTCTACCACTGCCAGCGCCGTTGCAGCGACTGTGAGCGCCGCCCAGCAGCACATCGAGCTGATCGCGCGCGTCTTTGCCGAGACTGGCATGAAAGACTTGCTCAAGATCGTGCTGCACTTGATCACGACGCATCAGGACGCGCCTCGCATGGTTCGCCTGCGCAATGAGTTTGTGCCGATTGACCCGCGTGTGTGGAATAGCAACATGGACGTCTCGATCAACGTCGCGCTTGGACGTGGCACAGACGCCGAGCGTATGATGATGCTGCGCCAGATCGGCGAGATGCAGAAGGACGCGATGAAGACTATGGGGCCACAGAACCCGCTGACCGACATCACGAAGCTCAGCAACACGCTGAAGGCGATGACAGAGCTGGCCGGTTTCAAGGATACGTCGCAATTCTGGAGCAACCCCGCAGAGTTTACGCCGCCTCCGAAGCAAGAAAAGCCGGACGTGAACGAGATGCTGATACAGGTGCAGATCCAGCAGATCCAAGCGGACATCCAGAAGAAGGCCGCGCAGTTGCAGCTTGACCGCGAGAAAATGCAGATGGATGACGACCGCAAGCGTGACGAGCTGGAGGCGGAGCTGTTTGTGAAGGCCGAAGAGATGAAGGCCAAATATGGCGGACAGTTGAACGTGGAGCAGATCAGATCCGAGCTGGCGATCAACCGCGAAGTTCTGAAGGCTCAGGCGGACGTAATCAAGGAGGCTGCGCGTGAAGACTAAGCAGCAGGTCATTGATGACGGCAAGCAGGCGCAGCGACTTTTAGACGATACCGATCTCAAGCGATTTCTCGCTGAGATCGAGCAGGATTGCTGGCGCGAGTTCAAAGCGACTGGCGTTGGCGATGCGGACAACCGAGAGGCTGTCTACATGAAACTGCGCGGGGTTGAGCTGGTTCAGCAATCCCTGCGTGCAATGGCGGACAACGCGACTATTGAAATGAAACAGAAATAGCCGCATAATAAAGGAGATTGACGCAAAATGTCAGATACTAACACCCCGCAAGGGATTGGCCTGACCGACGCGCAAAATGCAATCAGTGCTATGTTTGCACCCCAAGAGGATAATGCAGAGGCAACTGATGCGCTAGAGACTGAAGCTGAAACTGAAGATCAGGATCAAGCTGACGTCGAAATGGCTGACGAAGAGATCGACAATTCACCCGTCGAAGGATCTGAAGTCGAGCTTGATGAAGAGGACGACGCCGACAGCTCTGGCGATCAATCCTTCGACATACTATCCGCCACGGTGGAAGTAGACGGCGAAGAGATTACGGTCGAAGACCTGAAAAGCGGACATCTAAGGCATCGAGACTACACCCGTAAGACGCAGGAGCTGGCTGAGATGCGCAAGTCGTATGCAGCAGAAGCCGAAGCAATCGAGCGGGAGCGTGCGCAATACGCTCAACTACTGCCAGCATTAAGCCAGCAGATTGAGCAATCGGTGCAAGACGAGCCTGATTGGGATACACTGTACGACACAGACCCCACGATGGCAGCGAAAGCGGAGCGACAGTGGCGAAAGCAGCAAGAGCAGAAGAGCGCTCAGATGCAAGCCGTTCAAGCCGAGCAGGCCCGCCTGCGTGATCTTCAGCAGAAGAAAATGCAGCAAATGGAACAGCAGTATCTGGAAGAGCAAAGAACCGCTCTGCCTGATCTGATCCCAGAGTGGCGCGACCAGAAGGTTGCATCCACCGAAGCTGGGCAAATTCGTGATTTCCTTCTTACAGAGGGTTTTAACGAAGATGACGTTCAAGGGCTGAAAAACGCGACATTGGTCAAACTGGCGAGGAAAGCCATGCTTTACGACAGAGGCGAAACGCGTGCTAACGAGGCGAAAGTGAAGCCTAAGAAGCCGCGCAGCAAAACTCTAAAAGCAGGTTCTCGCGGTTCAGCGCCAAAGCCGAAGACTGCCGCGCAGGAAGCGCAACAGCGCCTACAGAAGTCTGGCCGCGTGCAAGATGCAGCGGCTGCAATTAAAGCCTTGCTATAATGGAGAAGAAATATGGCAATAGTAGCAAACACCTTTACGTCATTTGACGCCAAAGGTATCCGCGAGGATCTTGCGAATGTAATCGCAAACATTTCGCCTGACGAAGTACCGTTTCAAAGTAATGTTGGCTCAGAAAGCGTTTCAAACACGTTTTTCGAGTGGCAAACTGATTCGCTTGCGGCTGTTAGTAAAACAGCGGTAATTGATGGCGACGACGTAACGTCATTCGACAGCACAGCCGCAACGGTTCGGATTGGTAACTATACGCACATTTCACGTCGTACATTGATTGTTGCAGACAACTTGAATGCACAAGATTTGGCCGGAAGAAATGACGAAAAAGCATACCAGATGGCCAAGCGCGGACGTGAGTTAAAACGCGATATCGAAGCAGTTTTAACTGACAATAATGCCCGCGTGGCAGGGAACACATCCACAGCTCGCGAGACTGCTGGCTTGGGTGCGTGGATTGCGACTAACACCAACAAAGCTGGTGACGGTACAAACCCAACTGCCAACGACGGTTCAGACGCTCGTAACGACGGCACGCAACGCGATTTGACCGAGGCTATGGTCAAGGACGTGATGCAGCAGGCGTTTACGTCTGGCGGCAACCCATCAATCCTGATGGTTGGCCCACACAACAAAACCGTTGTGTCAGGCTTTGCCGGTATTGCTGCTCAGCGTTACATGGCTCCAAGCGACAGCCCGACCACAATTATCGGTGCTGCTGACGTGTATATGTCAGATTTTGGTACACTTCAGGTTGTGCCAAACCGCTTCCAGCGTGAGCGTGACGCGTGGTTGCTCGACCCAGAATATGCATCAGTATGCTATCTGCGTCCGATCAACTCGGTGGATCTCGCCAAAACTGGTGACGCTGACAAAGCTATGATGCTTGCAGAGTTTGGCTTGAAAGTGTCAAACGAAGCGGCGCATGGCGGCGTGTTCGATCTGAACGTATCATAAGATTGGAGGGGCGGCGTTTAGGCGTCGCCCCGCTATCACAGGAGGCAGCATGAAAAGATTATTCAGCCGCGACGTAGACACGGGTATTACGAAATACTGGCACGTCACCGGCAAGGGCGAATATGTGGTGGAAACTGTACAAGACACCCAGCATATCGCGGAAAGCAACAAGCGAGCTTATAATAACGTTGACGGCAAGTTTGGAGACATGCCGAAGGTGGCGTCGATCCCGCTTTCAGTGTATTATCAGCTCAAGAGCCAAGGCATTGTGGATGACCCTAAGCGTCTGAAGAAATGGCTGAACGACAGAGATAACCGCGTTTTTCGGACAAGAGCCGGAACGCTTTAAGGATAGCAGATGGCACTGACAACATATGCGGAGCTTAAAACGAGCGTGGCGGACTTCTTAAACCGCACCGATTTGACGAGCGCCATTCCGACATTTATTTCGCTGGCCGAGGCTGACTTCAACCGCAAGATACGGCACTGGCGTATGGAAAAGCGCTCGACCGCTGAGATGAGCGCGCAGTACACAGCCCCGCCTGCAGATTTCTTAGAGCCGATCAGGCTCAGCATGTTAAGCGGCAATACCAGCCGCTTGGAGCCAATCAGCCAGTCGCAGATGATGGAGCAGCGCCAGCTTGGACAAAACACCAGCGGCACGCCGCGTTTTTACGCGATCACCGACGGATCGATAGAGGTGTATCCAAATCCAAACTCTGACGACTTAACCGTGGAAATGATTTATTATGGTAAGCCAGCCGCGTTAAGCGACAGCAACGCCACTAATTGGCTTTTGACTTATTACCCCGATGCGTATTTATATGGCGCATTGGTTCACAGCGCGCCTTACCTTGCAGACGATAGCCGCATACAGGTTTGGGCGTCATTGCTGAACAACGCCATTAGTGGTATAAATTCAGACAGTGAAAGCGCAAAATATGGCGGCGTTGGATTAAAGATGAAAGCTAGGAGTTACTAAATGGCAACGTTAAACGATAGGGTACTAGATAACGGCTTGACCGTTTTGGATTCCGAAGCAAATAGAGTTGATATTTGCTCTGCCGAGCCAACTACATACGCCGCTGCGACAAGCACGCTAACGCTTGGCAATGAAACCAGCATAAGCATATCAGCCCCTGCCGATGCTTCGCCAAACGGACGTAAGGTTACGCTGTCGGCTATCACTGGTGCATCTGTGACTGCTACCGGCACGGCAACGCACTATGCGATTACTGATACTGGCAACAGCCGTTTGCTTGCTACTGGCGCATTATCATCATCACAGGCTGTGACTTCTGGAAACACATTTTCTCTGACAGCATCAGATATTCGCATTCCAGATCCAGCATAAGGGGCTGAGCAATGGCCGTTCTTAAAAATCGGGCAAAGATGTCCACCAGTACCACAGGCACTGGAACAATTACGCTTGGCAGCGCCGAAAGCGGGTATCAGACCTTTGCCGATGCTGGCGTGGCAAATGCAGATGTAGTAAGGTACGTCATAGAGGATACGGGCGGTGCATTTGAGATAGGCACAGGCACCTATACAAGCTCTGGCACTACCCTGTCACGCACCGTAAGCGAGAGCAGCAACTCAAACAATGCCATTAACCTTAGCGGATCTGCTACGGTGTTTATCGGGGCTACGGCTGCGGATATTGAGTTAAGCGGAAACATGGCTGGCGATATTTCGTCTAACGGCCATGCAATAAAGCTTGGTGATAGAACAGGCTCTGGTGCTAACGAATTAATCATGGGCGCGGGAGATGATTTTAAGCTGTACCATAACGGGTCAACTGGTCACTCAATCATCTCAGAAACCGGCTCTGGCAATCTTCAAATTGCTGCGACAAATATTGAGTTAAAGGCTGCCAGTGGTCACGCATTGCTTACTGCCACCTATGGTGGGAGTGTAGATTTATACCACAATTCTTCCAAAAAGGCTGAGACAACCAGCAGCGGTTTACAAACGACAGGCACACTAAACGTCAACGGTGCTTACACCCTGCCAACGGCTGATGGCAGCAACGGGTATGTGCTTACGACAAATGGCTCTGGAGTTGCTTCTTGGGCGGCTGGTGGCGGTGGTGGTGCTGACCTTTATGCTGCTAATGAAAGTAGTCCATCAGCACAGCCAAGCGCGACTGGGGCTAATGCGGTGGCGATTGGGGACAGCGCTATTAGTAGTGGCGAAGATGCAATCAGCTTGGGGGTTTCAAGAGCCACTGGAAATCATAGTTTTGCCGCAGCCATAGCCGGTAATGCGTCACATATTGGCGCTAGAGGCAATTATTCGATTGCGATGGGCTACGAGGCCGATACTGGATCTTCAAGTCAAGGTGCGGTGGCTATCGGGTTTGAGGCAAGCGCTGGGGCAAATTATGCTTTGGCACTTGGTAGAGCCTCAGCAACTGGTGCAGATAGTGTGGCGTTGGGGATAGCCAATGGGGCTAGCAGCTATGGAGCGAGCGGTGCGAACAGCATTTCGCTAGGAAAAAACGCAAAATCGACTGCAAATTACGCCACAGCGATTGGCGAAAGCACCCAAGCGTTAGGCAATAACAGTGTTTGCTTAGGCTACTACAGCCAATCTCAAGGCCAAGGCACCATGGTCATGGGGTATGACGCCCAAAGTACAGCCGTTCACTGTACTTCGATTGGCACAAATACGAGAAATGCGGTCGACGGAACATTTAAGTTTAGCGGCGGAATGCACAGTGCGTCGGGTGATGCACAAGTAGGTATATACCCTGTGCTTTGCGAAACAACTGATGCTACTGCAACAACGTTTGTTACTTATCACAGCAATACAATTACGCCTCAAACAGACAACCAAATTGTTCTTCCGAATAATAGTGCTTACGCTTTTAGCGGAACCATCGTAGCTCGCCAGAAAGCTTCTGAAGGCACCGCTTGTGCCGCTTGGGAAGTCAAAGGGCTTATCAGGCGCGAGGGCAGCGCAGGGACAACAGTCCTAGTCAACAGCGCAACGACTGTCTTAGACAACACCCCTAACTGGGGTCTGGCACTAAGTGCAGACACAGCAAATGGCTGCTTAAAAATCCAAGGAACTGGTGCATCAAGCACGAATATTCGGTGGTCATCAACCATCACGACCTCAGAACTTACATACGCCTAAAGGAGATAACCAATGGCTATTCAACACAACATATCTGAAGCGAACTCCGATTATGGCATTTCGTTTTCAGGTGCATATTACCGCATCGTTACAGCGGCTGTCAGCCGTCAGCGTGGGTCAGACCCCAAGTTTACCGTGATGATTGATCTGTCGGCATATGCTACAAGCTCGCCCACCGATGACACCCGCGAGGTAGACTTCAAGCGTTACAACGCAAATCTCACAGATGTAGAAGCTGCGTCTGGCTCTACGTTCTTAGACAAATGCTATGCGTGGGTGATGGCGCAAGCCGATATGGATGGCTCTACAGCCGTATAGGAGTGACTTATGGCACTAACGATCAACCACCAGACGAATGACATCAGCGCCACAAGCGGCAGTGTAACCCTCGATGGGGCCGCTGCTGGTGGTGGTGCTGACTTAGTTCATATTTCTACACAGACAGTTTCGTCTGCAACAGCGCAAGTTGAGTTTGATCTAAGCAGTACAGACTATGGAAGTTTTTACGTCTATACATATGACGCCTCGTTTACCGCTGCGCCGACAAATGAATACTGCTTGAACTTTATTTTTTATAATGGTGCATACGACAGCGGATCTGTAGGCACAAACAGAATGTCTATTAGGTATCAGCAGGGCGTTGAAGCGGCGACTACAATTAGTACATCAGCAGCGTGGTCGTATGATCTTACGATGCGGTCGGGGTCAACCCCAACCACAAGCACGAAGTTTGGTTTTAGCGGCATTATAGGCGGTCGATTGAGCAGCCCGATCCATCTGGATGGTTATTTTGTCGAAGGAACAAGTTGGGCTGCTGGCCCACGCATAAGGGCTGTCGCACCCAACACGTCAAGCAACATGCACTATATGATCGTTAAACCATCAGGGACTACTTTTGCGGGTGGTAAATTCGCCCTTTATGGATTGAAGGACGCATAATGAAAAAGATGGTAAACAACCAATTGGCCGATATGACATCGGCTGAAATCGAAGAGCATAACAAGCAACCCTCAGACGCCGATTTGCAAATGTTTGTACGCTCTCAGCGCAACAGCCTCCTAGCAGAAACCGATTATCTGGCACTGTCAGACAACACGATGACATCAGATATGCAGTCGTACAGACAAGCACTGCGAGACATCCCAAGCCAGTCTGGGTTTCCGACGAATGTCACTTGGCCGACGAAGCCATAAGGAGTAACACATGCTAGGTTTCAGCCCCTTAGCGTCTGCCCCGCTCGCCGACACAGGGGCTGTTGCAGATGCAGCGTTTGGCCTTGATAATATCGTTGCTGGCGCACCCACTGTTGCCGCCTCAACGATCAGTCAGGCGCACGTTCTAACGTCCGCCGACATCACTGCCGGTGCGCCGACAATAGGAACGCCAAGCGTTTCGTCGGGGCAGTTTCTCACAAGCACTGACATCACGGCTGGCACACCCACGGTGGCTGCCTCAACGATTAGCCAAGCTCACACGCTCACAGCGGTTGATATTACGTCTGGCGTTCCAACTGTCGGTACGCCGTCGATTGGCGCTGACACGCAGCTTACTGCCGCTGATATTACGGCTGGTGCGCCTACGGTTGGCAATGTCACGCTCATCCCTAATAATCAGCTAACGGCTGGTGATATTACGTCTGGCACCCCGACTGTCGCCGCGTCAACGATAACGCAAATCATCAGCTTAACGGCTGACAGCATCACGGCTGGCGCTCCGACT